TGATCTCAACAGAATCATGTAAACGTCCAGAACTATTGACCGCACCAAACTTGGTTACCTTCTTTGTTTTGATAGCCTTTTGAATCTCCGTCTTTAGGAGTTCGGCAAAGTTGCGGAGGATGATATTTTCAGTAGGACTTAACATCCTACCTGAGTTTTGATGACCATCTGCAAAGAGTAGCCGCTTACACCTTCCAAGATTTGATATTGTGGTTCTGTTCGTATCTGCGTGAACTCAACGTCATTCTCATAATCAGTCTTGATCTGCTCAATGAACAGATTGACCAACGTATCCATGTCTGAAATGATGGTTTCTCTTTCCTCTGAATCCTGTTCGCCTGAGTCAGCCTTAACGAATGCGAACAACAGCGTTGATGTTCGCTTGTAATCATCGTTAGGCTCTCTATCTTGAGTGAATGGATACAGATGTATTCTCGGATATGGTAGATCTTGAGCGTTCGCTGCATCAGAGTTCCGTCCATGTATAAACGTGCCTGTTGGATTGACCGCGATTGCCGTATCCCTTACCATATTTAGAACTTCGGAGAATGTCATTTGTTCGCTAGTATGTATTCAGATTTAAAACTCTTCCAATAAGATCCAGACATTGTTTTGCCATAGATTTGTAGCTCTTCAGAAATCACCATGTATGGCGTATCATCGTCCATTGCTTCAATCTCATCGAATAAGTATTTCACGTGATCGCTCATATCTTCCGTCTGTAAATCCGCTCAACTCTCGCTCCTTTGCCTTGCTTCTTGATACAGCAATGCTTGAACTTGATTCCAGAGCCACAGGCACAAGACTCGTTTCTCTGCGCTTTCTGAATGACTTTGCGCTCCAGGACATCAACCGTATTGAAATCTTTTAACGTGTGGTTACTCATGGCTTGTTGTTTTGATTGACGAACTCATTGTACTTCCTGAGATTCTCGGCATATTCACTCGTTGTCTTGTCAAGTAGTAACTTGGTATAGATGACGTTTGCCTCTTTCTGAAGTATCTCATCATACTTCGTTGGATCTCCTTTTGCAAGTGCGTCAAGTGTCGCAAACCATGAGAAGCTCTGAATCTTCTCAATACCTGCCGCGATCTCGTTGTCATCTGCCGTTGCGTTGTAAAGGTCGCTCCATCGCTCGGACCACTCATTGAACTGCCGAAAAAAAAATCCCAGTATGCAAGAGCCTCCGGAACTCTCATTCCTTTGATGTCAACTCCTGAGTATGATTTGATGATCAGTTGTGCAGCAGCTATCTGAGGCAACTCCAATTCCGTAACTCTCTTAAACTCTTGCTCAGCATCAATCAGTTTCTGCCATGTATCTGTATCAATTTGAACTTTCACAAAGTCAACAGGTAGACTCTCCATCTTGATCTCATCATTCCAGAAGAATGAGCATTGAGTTTCGATGAATTTGAAATCAGTCTCAGACATTGCATCTAGTATTTTTCTCGGAATACCCGTCAACGCTTCAAGAACTGCTGTGAGTTCTCCGTCTGCTTGTAGTGCTTCGATGTAGTCTGTCCATTGAACGTCCTCCCATGATTGAGGAATCCTCTTCTGATGAGGCTTGTCGTTGATGTTGACTGTTATCGAGTACATACTACTGTAATTAGTTTTACAAAGTAACGAAATATAAATCAGCCAAATGTACGCGCTCTAATCTTTTTAGGCTTGTCAATCTTCAGCATCATCTCCAGATAACGCGCTGCATCAATCAAATGATTCCAAGCATCAATTGGCTTATTAATCTCGTTTCCATCTTTATCCTTTGCCCATGTGTAATTTTCAAGCTCCTTCTTGAGATTGGTTGAGCGTTTGGTTATCAAGAACGGTTTCTCCTGCATCAATCCGATACCGTACATGATCGAGTCTGCTCCTTTGGTTACAGGTTTAACTGTCAATCCACTCTTGCAGAGTTCGTCAATACTCTTAGGATCTGCACTATCAGCGTAACCAACATCACGTTTTGATATGTCGTTTGACTTGATCAGAGAAGCATGATCTCCGTTGCTCAATCCTGTTTGATAGATTACCTCGTCATAAATTCGTTGACCGTTGTACTCATATCCGATGACCGTTGTCGTTGGGTCGTTCGTATAACCAAAGTCAACACCATATCCAACTCTCTTTGCATCTGGAGGAATGGAGTCGATGATTGACCAATTGGAAAAGACAACGCCTTGCAGACTTCCTATGTTGCCGAGTCCGTAAACCTCAAAGAGATTTGCCCAGTAAGAATTGATAGGCTCAAGTGCTTCCTTTCTGTTTGGGTCGTATGGCACTCCATATCCAAGAACATGATAATTCAGAATCTCGTTGCGCTCGTTATCATCCAACATCTCGTTGTCCTCATAAGTGAGTTGGAGGAAGTCGCAATCTTCACGGCCAATGACATCCTGGTCAATGAAAAATGGTGCATCCGGATTGTAATCACAAATGACCTGCTTTGCTCTTGATGCAACTTGTCGATATGACTCAGCATCGCATTTATTTACCTCGTTGAAATAGGCAATATCAGAACGCAATCCCTTACCAACATCTGATTTATCCAATCCGATAAACTTGATAAATGAGCCGTTTGGAAACCTGTATAGTGTTCCTGCTAAGAATTTTGAATCATTGTAAATGCCGAATGACTTCATGATCTTCACAAAGTCCTTGATCACAGTCAATCGCATCTTTGTCAGCTCAGATGAGATGATCAGAATCTCCTTGTCTGGTTTGGATGCTGCGTGATTGATGAGCAGAATAAGGATTGAGAATGTCTTGGATGAACCCTGTCCTCCTCTGATGACCTTGATTCGCTTCTTGAGGCTTGCAATCTTACGGAGTGCTGTTGTCTGTGCAATCATTCACCATCTGCCAAAGGATCAATATTCAGAATGTTGATGTTCGCGTTCGTGTTAACCTCTGATTGTTCTGCAAGTCCTATGATTCTATTTCCCATACTAGCGTTGAAGAACCCTAGGAGCGTTCCTGTTTTGATATTGTCGTTCCTTTCGCTCTTTATATGCGTAACGATACCCAAGAAGTCCTCACCGTATTCATACGTTCCGTCAAAGTATTGGTGAATAAATTTACCGTGTTTGTTCTTGTACCAAGCAAAGAAACCGTCTAGATCATACGGCATTGGAGGGTTATCCGTAACTCTTTCTCCATCCCTTCCAACATATTGAACCTTTGCCCATTTCGCAGCTTGAGCGTCTTTGAACTCTTTGTAATCTTCCCAAGCCTTTTCCAGTTCGTCAGGTGTTTTGAATATTCTTGATGGATGCGGCATGATTTCAGTCCTTCAGTATCTCCTCCCAGATAGGGTCTGTTGAAATTAAGTGTTCTGTGATTGTCATCATTACAAAGTTATCAATCAATCCTTTCATAGAACGAGAACCACATGATCACATCAATACAGACAACGGCTATTTTAGTGAATATTTTCATATCACTCCGTCTTTAAATTCAATTTCTCTTGGTAGGTCTTCGATGCGGGTTATTGACTTTCCAAATACTTGAACCTTACCACTATACCAAAACGATATAGAATCTTTTTCGTTTGCTAGTATAATATAATCAGACCCGAGTTTAACAACCTCCCAATCACCTTTGAAGATTACTCGGTCTTTGGCTGCTTGATACTTTTTTGCGTAAAATTCAACGCCTCCAATAGTATCAACTGGTTCATCCAAAACATTACCCTCCTCATCGCATGGAATAAAGTCTCCCAACTTAGGTGTGCGGTTGGTTAGTTTGGCGAAGTAAATAATATCTATCAATAATTGTTCTGAAACACCATCGTTTTCAATCTTATTATTATAATAACAATCAATAACATACTCATGTAGTGTCTTTCTCATTTCTCTTCAATTAGTGTGCTATACCGCACTATTATTAATCACAACTCAACTCTGATCAGTTTATACCCTTGCATCTCACTCACGCCTATCAGCTCATACTCCAGAGTATTCAACCCTTCCTTACTCGTATCATAACCCGATGTCATTCTAGCACAGTTGGCCTTATGCGTTTCCTTGGCTCCGGTAACCTTTAATCCATGCTTATGCTCCAATGATAGAAAAGGATTAGGATAGTCAGGTCTGAACGGGACTACACCAGCTTGCTCTACACGATTAAGCATATCATCATCCTCTGCTCCCCATCCCCAGTACTCGTTAGAATAGCCATTGATAGCTTGGAAGAACTCTTTTGAGAACACATTAACACCTCCGAAATAACGGTCGTATGGCATCTTACCACCGAACTGACTAGCTGCTGTTGCTAGATGTCCTGCATGAGCCTGAGCGTACTTAGTTTCCTTAGTCGGAATCATATCTACATCGTGAGTGATTATCAACTTAGCTTCGTTAGCAAAAGCTATCTTAGCACCAATGTTCAGCAGCTTGGCTCGGTTGAATGGTTTATCATCTGCTTGCTCAACTACGAGAACTGGAACGTTCGGGAGTGCCTTGGTTATCGCTGGAATGAATATGCGAAGGTGGTCTGCTCGGTCGCGGTAGGGGACGATGATGCTCATTTTGCCTTGTTGCTTTTCTCCAACTCTCTAAGTATAGCGGTCATAGTTGCTGGTGTTTCTTTTTCATAAGTAGTCCACTCTCCACCGTATCGCATTACTTGAATAAAGTGTCGTATGAAATGAAATTGCCATGCTACGAATAACATTCCGAAAATAAACGGACTTGCTATAACTCTTAATAGTAACCTATTCTTGTTCATCTGTTTTTAATTTCGACCAAATGTAGAAACTATTTTCACACCAACATATTTTATTTTATCGTTACCTTTGCTCCCATGGCATTTACTCAAGAAAATCTCGACACGCTGAACGAAGCTATTGCCACTGGCACTAGATCGGTTCGCTATGGTGATAAGCAAGTGGACTACAAGACACTGGACGAGATGCTTAGAGCGCGTCAGATAATGATGCAGGAACTAGGATTACTTACACCAGCAAGTAAGAAGTTCTATTCTAAACATAACAAGGGACTAACTTAATGGCAAACCTTAAACTAAACTGGTTTGAAAGAGCCATCGAATTTGTATCTCCAGAACTAGCTCTTAAAAGGCAGCAGGCATTACTACACGCTAACCATTTGCGTAGTTATGACGCAGCTAGTAAGGGTAGAAGAACTTCGAGTTGGATGGCTAATGGAACTTCAGCTAATACTGAAATATCTGTTGCGGCTACTACATTACGTAATAGAAGTCGTGAGCTTTCTAGAAACAATCCATTCGCTAAGAAAGCAGTTCAATCTATCTCGAACAATACGATCGGAACTGGAATACGGGCTAAGATAACTGGGTCTGCTAGACTGAAAAAAGCTTGGACTGATTGGTCTGACTCTACTGATTGCGACCTAGATGGCCGTAAAACATTAGGGGGTATTCAAAAAATGGCTATGAGAGCCGTGATCGAATCGGGGGACTGCCTTATTCTAAAACGGATAGATCGAACCGCAAAAGTTCCATTGAAACTGATCGTACTGGAGATCGACTACTTGGATATGAATAAGAATGATTTCCAAACTGACAAGGACGGGAATTACAATTTCTTAGGTATTCGATTCAATAAGAAAGGAGAACGGATCGGATATTGGTTATTCGATACACATCCTGGAGAATCAATGCGGTCTGCAAAATACGTTTCT